TGCTTCCGCCTATGTTTTTGTTCGAGAATCCAGGGATATCCCTAGGATGCTCAAAACTTCCGCCAAACTTTTCCACGATACGTGGAAAGTTATGGGAGGTAACATGACGGGTCGGTATATGTTGCGTAATAACGCAACCCGCAGAAATGCGGCCGATAACTTTCTCAATCACCAGTTTGGCTGGGTGCCGTTTTTATCTGATTTACGTAAGTTTTATACTACGTATCAGAACGCTGCTGTCATAAAAGGAAGATTAACTTCCGAAAATGATCGCTTCGTACGACACAAAGTAGTTCTTGATGACAAGTCGACAGATAAGGTCTTTGATTCTGGTACCGGTTGGATATGTTATCCCGCTGGTTACTGGATCAATCGCCTAATGACTAGTGGGCAAAGTCCAACATGGGAAATACGTGAGCGTAAGCACACGTATGTATCCGCAGTTGGGTCCTACAAGTTCTATCGACCTGAGTTTGACATGAGTTTGCCGGATTATAATTCGGCTTGGTCCCGTATCCAACGAGAGTTGGATATTTATGGACTTAGAATAACTCCTGCCAACGTCTACAAAGCAACACCATGGTCTTGGCTCATTGACTGGTTTACTGAATTTGGCTCTAATTTAGAGACCATGACAGATTCACTAGTCGATGGAGTCGCGGCGCAGTACTTGTATGTAATGCGGCATGACTCGACTGAGCTCGTATTTAATCAATACGCGCCTTTCAAATCAGGTCCGCTATCGATGACTCAATCGATGACAATCGATGCGAAGATTCGAAAAGCAGCAAGTAGTCCATATGGATACGGCCTGACGTGGAACCTATTAAGTCCACGTCAACTTGCGATCTTGGCGGCTTTGAAGATAACCCATTAATTGGGCATGATACCTGCTAGGTTCATGTCCAAGATTCGGGCTCTTCTACCACCTCGATCTATCTACTAATTACCTTAGCCAAGTTTGTTCCCCTGGCAAGGAACGGACCGTAATTAGTTAACCGCCTGTAAAACTTTGGAGGTCAACTACTATGTTTACTGATCCGCAAACAGTCACCGTTAATTCTGTTGCTAAGGTCATGCCGAGAATTCAAGTGGAAGGTACCAAAAGTACCTACCAACTTGCTGATGAGACTTTTCGTCTCACCATCTCGCATACGAAATCAAATGACCGAATTCGGTCTATGGTTCGTATTGACCAACGTGCCGTCGTCACGAATCCTTTGGATTCGACCAATGACTACGACACGCTTAGCTTCTACTTCGTGATCGATCGACCCGTTTACGGGTTTTCGACTGCGCAAGTGGAGCAGATAGTCGCAGGTCTTAAGACCTGGGCTGATAACACCGCAATCGATAAGTTAGTTGGCAGCGAAAGCTGACTGGCTAGCAATATCGTATTGCATATATTTGGTGTTAGGTGCTGTTTGATCGGTACCTATAAAGGCACCGAATAAGTAGACTGTGTAGCTTGAAGCCGACCCCCTAAATGAAGGAGGCAGCTTGAAAAGCAACGCAAGTGACTACCTAAAGTTGGTACAAAGCGTTTATATAGACGCCTGTGCCAAGTGTATCGCTGATGTCTCTGATTTACGTGATCTTGAAACAATAAGATCACGGGTCAAAGATGAAGGGCTATCGTTTTTAACGATAACCCTCCCCCAGTTTTGTCGAGACTTCGAAAGAAGCTTGGCAACTGGGATAATTGACTCTTCATACTTTCGGAGTTTCCGAAAGTATGGAGCAATCCCTGCATTTTTGCAAGGTATGTTCAGTCAAGTCTTTGACCATGAGACGGGAAGGATTGTTAGTAATGAAGAACAAAAAAGCTCGAACGTTATCTCTTGTGTCGAGGGGATCAGGCAAATCTGCCTGCTCTTCAAGAAACTCGAGATCAGCTGTACTCCCTTGCGGGAGAAAGCTGCGTTCGAAAACTTCATCACCATTGAACGATCTTTTGATGCATTTTCATTGTCCGAGTCAGAGAAGGCTAAGTTCCTTAGCGTTTCTGATATGTTATGGGGTGTTATGGCTAGCGAAATTTCGCTATCCAAATGCATTCCCAAACATGGTCCCGGACAGACTGCCGAACATATTTCCGGAAACGGAAAGTATGTATGGCAGCGCTGGCATGATCGTCTTGAGCCTTATTTCCCTGTCGTGGATAACGCGTACCCTTTGGGTATTAGTTGTCAGCTTCAGGAGCTCAATTTGTTATCGATTGTACCAGAGGATCAGGAACAACCTGTTAGGGTAGTTTCTGTTCCTAAAACGCTCAAAAGTCCCCGTATCATCGCTATAGAGCCTTGTTGCATGCAATATGTGCAGCAGGGGATTCAAATAGTTCTATCAAGAGCTATTGAATACGAAAACTGGTTTTCTCGTGGTCATGTGAATTTCACTGACCAGAGTATTAACCAGAGGCTCGCGAATGATTCTTCGACTACAGGTCAATTAGCAACGATTGATCTATCCGATGCAAGTGACCGGGTTCCCCATGATCTTGCTATGGAGATGTTTCGATCAAATCCTGTTTTTCAGGAGGCGATCGAAGCGTGTAGGTCGAGACGAGCTGAACTTCCCTCTGGAGAGATTATCTCTCCTTTGCGGAAGTTCGCCTCGATGGGTAGCGCTCTCTGTTTCCCCGTGGAAGCCATGTACTTCTACACAATTTGTGTAGTGGCTCTCCTCGAGGTTCAGAACCTTCCCGTGACTCGCAGAAACGTGTTTAGTGTTTCTCGCGATGTCCATGTATATGGTGACGACATAGTCGTCCCATCTACATATGCGGTCTCTGTTCTCGATTACCTGCGAAAGTATAATTGCAAGGTAAACGCCGATAAGACTTTCTTGAGTGGAAACTTTCGAGAGTCGTGCGGCGAAGACGCTTTTCAAGGAGAACGGGTTACACCCGTATACCTTAAGAAGATTGTCCCTGAGAACAGGCAAAATGCAGCAGCTTTGATTTCTTGGTGTTCTTCA